GACTCGCGTCTTGGGCGTTGTGGCGGGCGTAATAGGACTTCTTCCGCGCCTTGTCTTTGGCGGATGTCGGGTTCTTTCCAGCGCCTTGAACGCCTTGCTGTCCGAATCGAATCGTCTTCACCTTGTCGCCGCTCTTGGCGACGACGACATGAGATTTCTTCGGATGACTCGGAGTCCGTTTCGGCTTATTGAACCCTGAAACTCCAGCTCTCGCCAATCGAGGGTCTTTGTTCGCCATGACGGACTCCTTTAGCCGCAGAACAGCGTGATGTTGGAAGTGGCAACCTGAGACAACGAGAGGACCGCATAGTCATCGTTTCCGCTCTTGGTGGTCAAGATGCCTTCCGGCGGAATGATGATGTTGTGGACGCCGCTGTCACCCGCGCTCGGGGTCTTCAGGATGGCAACCTTGGACGGTTGAGCCGTCAAGGTGATGGTTCCTTGAGTTCCCGCCGCAAGATACACGATGCTCTTCACGCGCGTGCGCGGAAGGGCCATGTCGCCGCCAAAGCCGATTTTCACGCCACCGGCAGAGCCGGCATCAACGCTGATGCTCTGGATGCTGGTGTAGTAGTGGGTGGAATAGACGATGCCAGCACTCGGGCCGGCAAGAACTTCCACTTTCGGAGCCGCGCCACCGGCAGTGCCGCCGACGCGAGTTCCAGTGATGGTGAAGTTCTTCGCGGTCTCGACACCGTTTGAGGTGATGGTGACCTTGTAGCCAGTTCCGTTGTATCCCAAATTGTTCGCCAGCAGATTGATGGTTCCACTGCTGGCAATCGAGCCGGAAGCCTTGAAATAGGCGTCGTTGCTCTGTTCGGGAGTTACGGCCCAGACATCGTATTGAATTGTGCCTGCCATGAGCGTTCTCCGTTGTCAGTTGGGATTAAACGGTGACGCTGGAGTACAGAGCGATGTACTTGGTAACGCCTCCGATGCTGACCGGGATGAAGCCGACTTGGGCCGATGCGGTGCCGGAAGCGGCGTTCCAGCCGGACGAGATGACCAGCGAACCGCCGATGGTCAGAGAGCTGGCGGCAACAGCGTCGCCTACGATGTCGCCCTCGAAACCGTTGTCGGATTTCACCGGGCCGGAAAAGGTGGTACGAGACATTTTGTAACCTCACATGCGAGTGGGCGCACCTGTCTGCATGTCGTCAGCCGGGTCTGTCAAGTGCGCCGGGGTTGTCCCGGTACTATGATTAAACGCCTTTTAAACAGGGCTGTCAATAGGTGGTGCCGGTACCCGGACTTGAACTGGGGACCTACTGCTTACAAGGCAGTTGCTCTACCGACTGAGCTACACCGGCATTTAACACAAAATACACGAATGACAGACAAAAGAAAACCCCCAGTGAAGGGGGTTTTCAGTAGAGCATTTAAACGGTTTATCAGGACGAACCCGGGGAACCGTAGATGCCCAGCGGGTCGGACACGCCGAACGAATAACGCTCGCGGGCCTTGTACCGCACATTGCCGGTGTCGAAGTCACCGTCCATGCCCGTGGAAAGCGGCGAGCGGACGAAGTGCTTCATGCCATTCGGAACATCGGTGATGATGAAGAAGGCGTTGGTATCCGTCAGGTAGTGGTTGACGGCATAGCCTTCCGGAATCGCACCCATGTTCTTGATGGCGTTGATGTCGTTGTCGGCGGTCGCGGTGCGGAGAGTGGTCTCCATCAGGCGTTCGGCGACGAACATCAGGTTCGACGGGACGACGAGACGGCGCGGGCGAGCGGCAATCAGCAGTCCGCGTTCGTCAACGAAGTTGGCGATTTGGATGATTGCATCTTCCAGCGAGGTCTCATTGAGGTCCGCCGCAACAGCCGGGCGGTTCGAGTTGGTGCCACCGGAGACCAGCGGGTGGGCAGTGCTGAACAGCGGCACGCCGTCGCCGGACTTGAAGGTGGTGAAACCGTTGTTGAGCAGAGCCGCCGCTTTGACCTGTTTGGTGTTCGCCATCGCACGGGCCAGAGCCTTGGTGTAACGAGCGGACAGTTGGTCGTACAGGTTGTCTTCGATTGCTTCTTCGGTGATGGAGAAACCCATCGCCACGGTTTCGTGGTTGTACCGGGCCACGAAGGCTTCCTGCGCGTTGTCATACGCGATGGCTTGACCTTCAGGCTTGACCGGCGCGGTTCCGAAGCCAGACAGCTTGACTTCTTCCTCGAACGCCTTTTCGGAGTTTTCGGTTTCGTAGATGAGCGTATGCTCGTCTTCGTACCGTTCATACTCCATGCCGAACAGAGCATTCAGCCCCGGCAGGAGTTCTTTCAACATCTGAGCGCGTGAAATTGCCATGAGTTAGCTCCTTTAGGCAGTTACGCTACTGTAGTAGCCGTGAGTGAGGACATTGATTTTGACCAGCAGTTCACGGTACACAGTGAAGACGACGGTCGAACCAGACGGAATGGCGGTGACACCGCCCGGAACGGCCACAGCGGCGTTCAGAGTGATGCTGGTGTCGCCAGCGGCGGCGGCGGTGTCCACGAACGAACCGGTCTCGATGACCTGACCATTCGAGGCCACATACGACACGCTGGTTCCCACCGGAATCGCCTGCGGCGAACCCGAACCCGTCAGGGTCAGAGTCGTGCTGGACGACGAGCCAGTCGCGGTGAAGCTGAACGAGGTCTCTTCGACCAAGCCAACGCAACGGAGCGGCAGGATGGTGGTCACCGGGGTGTCAACCGGGGCCAGAATCGCGTTCTGCGAGTTACCGGTGTTCAGGTTGCCCGAGTTGTCGATGGCCGACAGGTTGGTGCCGACCAGCGCATACGCACCGGAGGCCATTGTGGTGCCGGACGAACAGACAGCCGCTTTGTACACGGTGTCCGGGTCGTCATTGATGTACGCCACGCAGTCACCAGCCAGCGTGGAAGCGGGCCAGTATTGCGAGTAGCGTTTCTGCTTCGTCACCGGGTCGGTGTACGAACAGCCCAAGAACACGCCAGTGACGGCGTTGGAGCTGGTCGTCGCACCGATGGCGGCGCGAGTGCAGGAACCTCGAACGACTTTGACGAAATCGCCGTAGCAGATGTCCGTCGCGTAGCCGTATTGAATCGGGTACATGCGGGTGGAACCCGCAAAGACCTGACCACCGATGAGGTTAATCGGCTTCAGTCCATAGGGGACTGATACTTCAGTACCAGATGCCATGTTGAATACCTCTTAAAAAGATTGATGTTTCCGGTTGTGTTTAACCACGACCGAACGATGTCCGCGTGCTTCGCTCGGGATTGAGCAACGGCATACGCGGGTCTCCTTCACGCAGGAAGGAGCGGTCAACGCCTTCGATTTGCCGGTCAGAAAGTTCTTGGTAGTACTTCTGGCGGGATTTCATCAGGTCTTGCGGAGCTTTGCATAGGAGCAGGCCTCCCACTTCGATGTTCCCTTTGAACTGCGAATTGTGGTCGGACAAGATTTGAAGTTCCGGGTAGTCTTCAGCCCTCACCGGTTCCCAACCTTCCCGCATCATACGCGAGACATTGGTATTGTCGGCTCGTCCGAGAGACGATGTACGAATCCAGCGGTGAACCCACCCTTCACGGGGGTTCGGCACCGGCAACGAAGATTGCGGAAGCCAAGTGTCCGTTTTACGGGCCTCGTCTTTCCGCTCGATACGAACTGTGCGCTCTTCAGCCATTGTTGCTCTCCTTGAGAAGTTGTTTTGCGTATTGCTCAGGCGTCAGGCCCAGCCTCTTTGCGAGGGAGACTTGCGTGGCGGTGAGTTGGATGCGGCGGGGAGAAGTCCCGTTACTGCGTTTAGCAGGCGCGACAATCGCCGATGGTGTGCGTTGAGGAGATTTCCGGGTCTGTGCCGGCTCTTGCTCAAAGTGTTCAGGAAAGCGAGCTTGGATGGCCTCGTCAATGGCAGTGTAATACTCATCCGTGTCGGGCGCAATACCCTCGTCACGAACTAACCGCTCATGGATGCCATAGGCCAGAGCAGTCATTTCCTTGTTGCCCTTCGGTCCGAACCACGGATTGCGCTCGGCCCACTCCAGAGCTTTCTTACTCGGGGTCGGGGCTTGCGGCTGGGTGGGCTGGGCGGGCTGGGCCGGGGTCGCTGGCTGGGCCGGTTTCCGGCCTTGCAGGGTCCTTTCGTGCTTTTCGGCTTCACGGAGTTCCGTGGTGGCAGTCAGCAGTTCGTCTTGGGCGGCCAGAATCTTGTCGGTGTCACCGGCCTCATAGGCCTCTTTGTAGCGGGATTTGGCTTGTTCCAGCTGGAGCTGGGCGCGGGTCTTGATTTGGGAGACCAGAGCGCCTTCGCCGCGCTGAATCAGCTGTTCGTATTGCTGGTTCCGCTCGGCCAGTTGGCGGGCATAGCTGATGGCTTCCTCGCGGAGCTTCTCTGCGGCCTCGCGCTGGCGGTCGGCTTCGTGTTGCTGGAACTTGAGCTTGGCGATGCGTTTGCGGACTTTCTCGCTGTAGCCGGCCAGCTCATCGTCATCCTCATCCTGCGGCTTGGCCGCCGGACGGCCCGATTCGGGCTTTTTGGGGAGGTCATCGACAATCTGGACTTCGATGTCCTCATTGTCGTCCGGGGCAGGGGTTTCCACGCCTTTGTTGGTCACGGGGGCCATAATGCCGAAGAATTTGTCTTCCGAAGTCGTCATACTTTCACCACAGAGCGCGGGTCTTCCACCGTCGCCTCCACGCTGTCATCGTTGATTAAACGGAACTCTTTGCCATGCACCTTGAAGCGGGTTCCGCTGTAGGAGCGCATGAGAATCCAGTCGCCTTTTTTGCAGTAAGGTCCACTGGGGAACCGGCTTTCGGAATTGTAGGCGTCCGGCCCCATATCGAGGACGAACCCGACAATGCTCCCGACTTCCTCGTTCTGCACTGTTTGGCTGGACTTGATGATGCCGCCTTCGGTCTTTTCTTCGATTTCAGGCAAAGCAATGAGTAGCTTGTAGCCAGTTG